TTCTAAGCACAATATCACGTCTATCTACTAGACCTTCAATCATCGTTTCAAAAATAACATCTAAGGCTCCTTTTATTGTTTCATTCTTTAAGTGTGGGAAGTCTTTTTTTAGTTTATAATATAAATCTCTTTTTAACATTAAGGAATACCATGTCTATTATTAAATTACACCGTGCTCAATCGGAAGTTATACATCATCTTTTTAAACCAGTTCAACCAAAGACAGAAGACTGGAAGATGAGGTTTGCAGTAGTTGTGGGTTCTCGCGGCTTAGGTAAATCTTACGTTTCAGCGAGTGCAGTAACTCTTGCTGTTGGTGAGCTTGAAACTCTTGCAGAGTCAGTCCCTAACAAAAACATTGCTCTTCTTTGCGGTAGTCATACGCAGGTAACAGATATCTACTGGCCAATGTTAGCTTATCAATTTGGACTTGAGAGTCGTTGCTGGAAACATTCACGTTCTTTAGGTAAGTTTGTGTTCGCAAATGGAACCGAAATTCGTTGTTGGTCCGCTGATGCTTACGAACGACTGCGCGGTTCAGGACAGTACTTAGTAGTAGCTGACGAATTACCATCTTGGAAAGTCCCCGGTGGTTCTATTAAGGATGCTTGGGAGTCTGTTATTGAGCCTTGCGTTGTTACTCGTTGGAGTCCAAAGCAGGCTGCAGCAGTAGGAGCGGTAAGTCCGGGTCGGGCACTGCTACCCTCGACGCCTCTTGGGAAAGATTATTTTTATGATCTTGCACAACGCGAACATATTGATGACCGTTGGAAAACATTTTCTTACTCTTATAAAGACTCACCTCTCTTATCACAAGAGGAGATTGAGAGAGCAAAGAAACACTCAGACCCACTAAAGTTTGCTCGTGAATATGAGGCGAGTTTTGAAGAGTCTGGTTTGACATTGTTTCATACATTTTCTCGTAAACTCCATGTTGATCCTAATCTTCCCTACTTTGAAGAAGATGAGACAGTTCATTGCGCTATCGACTTTAACATCATGTTAAACTGTACTAGTTTCCATGCTGTTAGAGGTGGTCAAGTTCATACTCTTGATGAATCAAAAGGCACGGCTAACACTGAGGAGCTTGCCCGTCTTATCCGTTCCAAATTCCCTAAAAATAAGATTGTCTGTTATCCAGACCCTGCTGGGAAGGCCCGTAAGACTTCCGCCGCGGTAGGCGTAACTGACTTCAGCATACTCCGCGAGGCGGGATTTACCGTTTTGGCGAAAGACAAGGCCCCTGCAATAGTTGATAGTGTTGCTGCTGTTAATCGTAAACTCCTTAATGCTAGTGGTGATGTTGACATGCTGATTCATCCTCGTTGTACAGGAGTTATTGGCTCTTTCGAGAGAACTAGCTGGCTTGAGAACAGACCAGAGACAGCTACAATTGACAAGACTCAAGGTGTAGAACACTACACTGATGGTATCCGTTATTTTGTAGATTATCTCTGGCCGTTAACTCAATCTAAACCTGTTATTTTTACAGGTTCTAGTTTCTAACACAAGTAGTTTACTTGCGGATGGTCTTTTGACAAGATTGACCAGTAGCTTGACCATTGATCTTTTGCTTCTTGGATCAAATCATCTACTGGTTTTCCTAACACCATACGTAACTGCCAAACAGGGTGATACAATGCTTCTACAGCATCTGGCACTTCTTTTTGACAAAGTTTTTGAACTAAACTCCAGTTAGGATGATAACCAGTATGAATATAAGAAGACCACCAAATCTTTGGATTAGAGATTTCTCCTTTGACCCAAGCCTTATGTTTTAATGGATCATTTAGAAAGTCTCGTTCGCTAGTACCTACATATACATATAAACGATCTTCTTCTACATAAGGCAGCTGCTCAGGGTATTTAGCTTCCATAGTCAACAGCTTAATCTTTACTGTTGGTTTGAAAGAAGGTAGAGCTGGATGATTAGTCATTTGATAAACTAAACTCCTAGTACTTGACGGATTTCTTTTGATCGATGTTCTTTTCCTAAGTTATACATATCACGCATATTTTTTACAACTACTCTAGCAGCTTCGATAGGAATAGACTCTGTTTTAAAGTAGTAAATTTTAGCATGTTTAGTTCCTTCTGCTCTAGGGTCTGGGTTTTCGATGTAAACTTCACCTGCATGATAGTCAAAAATAACAGTCATAGTGACTCCTGTTTGAAGAAAAAAGGAAAGTAGTAAAAAAGGAGGCCCGAAGGCCCCCTAAGTTAGATATGTTTGAACACTAGTTCTTTTTGTTTAGTTGTAACATCAAGCATACTACAAAGCTTTGCTGCTTTACGTTGATAAGTAGTCCACTCAATATTCCAAAGCAGATCTTCTTTGTTGTTTATCTGACGTTCAAGTTTGATCATTTTACGAAGATAGTAACCTAGCTCATGCTTGTTCATGTTGCTCTCTTTTCATTCCAAACCTCATAAAGACGGTTGTCTACGCTAGCTTGATAGTAAGCTAAGGTGTCCTGTTCAACAATAAGTATATCGTTCGGTAAGTGTTTTTGACTAGCTATTTTACGTAGGCAACGTACTTGGTCTCCTACTTTTACTGTCGGATGCTTAACGTAGTTCATCGGTGATCCTTTGACTTTGGTTTAGCTCTTTTATGTTTCATAGTTTGATAGCCAGAGGCTGCACGAGTATGCTTGCGACCTTTTCTAAGTTCTCCACCACCACAACAACGACAGTGAGGTCGAACACCAAGACGCACGTCTGCGTTAGCTTTTTCGTGGTTTCCTGTATCCATTACCAGTCCTTTATAGCTCTGTGTACCTTGTAAGGTAACACTCGTCTAGCATAACAACGATACCAATCTTTTAATGCTTCTTCTTTTGTGAAGTGATTATTTAAGAAAGAACATTCCATTCCTACGAGTAGATAAGAAGGTCCATAAAGCACACGACGATTTAAGTATACTCTTCCATCATCTCTGACTTCAAAGTAATGATTAGTAAGGCTTTCATACGCTTCAGCTAAAGTATTGCCTCTGCCGATAACTTTATCTTTATACTCGATAAGGTAGTACGTCGAAGGAAGTGTACCAGCCATGTTTAGTTCCTTTTTGAATTGGTAGAAGTGCTGAGTTTCGATCTCAGTCAAGAACAGTCATCTACTGCTAAAGGGATTATAAGGCCCTCCCGCGTCCCAACGCCCACTTCCACAGTTATTGGTAGGGGTAGTCGGATTCGAACCGACACTACACAGATTTTAAGTCTGTTGTCTCTACCTGTTGGACTATACCCCCATTTTGATTTAAGAAGGATAAAGTTTTCTAAACAACTTTATGAAATCCTCTAGATCGTCTTCATCTTTTAAACTGTAGTATTCATCTGGTAAAATCCTACCTACAGCAAGCAGATAATTATCTAATAGTTCTACAAACTCTAGCTCTTTCTTTGTTAGCTTAAGATTAGTATTCATAGCTACTGATGCTCCTTTATTTGGCGACCCCGGCAGGACTCGAACCTGCAACTTACTGCTTAGAAGGCAGTTGTTCCATCCATTGAACTACGGGGCCATATAGAATTGAGCGTACGTATGAACTGCATGACAATTAGCACATAGTACTCTACATTTCCGAATCTCGGATTTCACTCGAAGAATGTTATACGTTTGCATTCTTGAGAGTGCTCTTTCTTTTTCTTTAGGGTCTAGATGATCTAATTGAAGGGCAGCAAAATGCTCTTTGTAACCACAGATCTCACAACCTTTTCGAAGCTTATAACGTTTGACAAGCGTAGTAATATACTGACGCCTTTTCTTTTGTTGTTTATTAGCACAATCTTTACATTGTGACATTAAGCCTAAGCTTCTTTTCTTTTGTTTATAAAATTGATTGAGATCTTTAGTCTCGTTACAAGTAGTGCATTCCTTCAATTATTTATTTTCCTTTCTTGAAAGAGTAGAAGGCCAGCCGTAACCAGCCTTCTGCTTTATCGCTAAGAGGTCAACTCATTTCCTCGATGATTTTGTCAATGCGTTGATGCAACTGTTCAACAGTATTTACAATTTCTTTAGTAGAAGTCCAGTCGTCCTCAGCGTCTTTACCAGAGTAGTTGAGAACGAAACCGTTACTAACGATTTCTACATCGAAAGTTTCTACACCTTTTGTTACTTGTTTTTTAGCCATGTTAAGCCTCCAGCTGATCTAGAGCAAACCACCAGAGCTTTAGCCGAGTGTTTGCATGTTGTTTTTTAGTTGCCCACTTAGTAGACTTGAAGCCAATGTCTTTCAAGAAGGCATTAGCTTTTACTTGTTTATCATTAGTAAAGGCTGTAACCATAGCCTTACCCTCATGTTTAAACTTCAACATTTCGTTAAGCAAAGCTTCTTTAGTTTCTGTTATATTCATACCTGGGTAGTTGTAATCAGCTCCTTGTGCAGGAACTCCATCACCATCAAATCGAAAGCTAGACAGCATTACAGCAGTGCAGCACGAAGGTACGTTATCTACTTTCATTACAGTTCTCCTACGACAAGACGTTTAGCATTTTTAGCCGACATTTCAGGGCAGTTGTCTTGCTTAGTGTCTAGTTCAACTACAGACCAGATAGAGCCTGCCCAAAGAACAATGTCGTTCTTTCCAAGCTTATCTTTCTCTACTGTTGCATGACGAGGATTACCAGCCCCTGTAACATTCACTAGTTTAACAGTGTAAGGCTTGACTTCTTCAAGAAGGTCTTTCTTGAAAGCCTTGATAGCATTGTTAGCGTCTCCGCGGATTTCAAGTACTAGCTCACCAGCAGTGTTAGTGCCGATATGGATACCATAGACTTCTTCGCCGATTACTTTGAAAAGCTTAGACATTGTGTTGTTTCCTTCTTGTTCGTTTACGTTGCCATCATACTTGTAGTAGTCATTTAGATCACGATCGTTATAAAGACTAACTGGATAACTACTAGCTGTTTTATAGCTCATGCCTTTCCAGTAGTCCATAGGCTCAAGTACAATATAATCGAGTCGATCATTCCTAGTGTAAATCTTTACTACTTTTTTAGGAACCTTAGCACGTTTAGGTAGTAGAACGTCTCCAACTTTTAACTCTAATAGCTTCATAATTTACTCCACAAGAGTGTTAACTGCTTCTTTACCAAGTACGATAAAGAAGGGGTTTTTACTAGGCGTAGGAGCTTCTGAGTAGTCTAGAAACTCCTGGTGATCCCAGTCATCTTCATTCCAAGCTTTATGCTCCTTGATTAGGTTAAATTCTGCTTTATTCATAGAACGTGTGCTCGCCATAGCGACCGATCCTTTTTCTGGTTTTGAAGAAGCCTTTACGAGGCCCACTGTGAAAAAACAAAGCCTTTGTACCGGGTAACTCAACGTAGTTCCAGTACACTTCTCCTGCCATAGTAATCGAGTCTAAGAAGACATCTTCAGTGATAGGTAAGTCTTTGTTAGACCAAGAGAATTGTTTAGGTTGATAAACTACCTCGCAAATAGTTGCTGGGAAGTCTTCGTGGTTGACTCTGTTCATAATTACTTCAGCTACAAGTAGTTGAGCTTCAATAGTTTCTGAACGAGCTTCGTGGTAGAGAGCTAGGGCTAAGCATAAAATACTTTCTAGCATACTACCTCCTTTTGTTAGAAGGGAATCAGTAGAGACTCCACATACTCCATGTGATTTTGACTCATTTCAACTAAGTCTTCATCAGTTAACTCCTTCCAAGTTAAGTTATCGAGAGAGCGTTCGATGTGTTTCCAGTCTCTACATCGATAGTACCAAACTGTTCCGTCAAACTCTGTATAGAAGTCTAACGGGTGATAAGTGCAGTCTTCACACATAGTCAATAGCTACTCCTGCTTCACGAAGCAAGTTACGAGCTTCTAAGAAGTTACCATACCAAGAGCTTTCCTTTTCAATTTCAGGAACCACAACTCTCTTAATTCCTCTCTGTATTGCTAAACCTGCACAAGTGCAACACAAGAAGCTAGTACAGTACAAAGTAGCTCCGTAGCAGTCACTAGAACGCAAAAGAGCATGAGACTCTGCATGTATTACGATTAGGTTCTTATACTCTCTGTTTGCCCAACGTTCATCGGTGTTAGCGATACCTCTGGGAAACTGATTAAACCCTCTAGTGAGAACTCTACCGTTTCTTTCAACTACACAACCTACTTTCTTGTTAGGGTCTAGTGACCAAGAAGCCTGTTCTTTTGCCAGGCCAAAGTAGAACCGATCTTCATCATTCATTCTAGTTCCTCTGTACAGTCACAGTCATAAACATACTCAGACCAGATAGAGTCATAGCCGATGTCCATCTTAGCTTTCCATTCTCCTAGTGAAGTAGGATCAAGTAGAACAGCTAATCCAAACATAAACAAAATAGCTTTGTAGACTTGGTTGATATACTCATTCAGTCTCATTTGGTTTCTCCTAGTTCGGCCAGCGTGTCATTCAGCATCTTGCTAAGTGGGTCCGATGGGTGTGCAACTTTATCGAACATGTCTCGACAAAGCGTTAGAAGCTCCACCGCCTTATTCAGTTTGTCCACGGCAGACACCCACTCTTCTTCGAAAAATTCACGCTCGGCGGTCAGGGCTTCGATGCTGGTATCAGGGGTGCGTGTGTTCCATGAAGCGATAGCTTCGTCTTTTGTTTTCTCCCACACATGGGGCTCCACACGACACTGAGAATTTGAACATCCAACTTCCCACGCTGTAGAGTGGCCGTAGTCTTCAAAGGAGAAGGGTTCTCCACCACAGAACGGGCAGGGCTTTAGATCGTCACTCATCTCGGCCTCTAAGATTTTTGCAAATTCGATGAGTTCTTCGTCAGTCATTTCACGCAACTCCCCCAAATCCATTGCTTATCGGCGGCGATACACTGCTCGTAGCGGATTTGGCTTTTATCCATGTTGTACATCATGAGCTGCCCAAGCCCAAAAAGCAGAAATACGACAGCCGCAATTCCTGCGAATGGGACGATGTTATACCTAGAGTCTCTCATTTTGTTCTCCTTGCAGGGCAATCTCTGCCTTGGTTGCAGTTATTGTTACAGGGTGGACACATAGTTTTCTCCTTAGTTTGTTGAACTCTCACCTCTTAGCGATAAAGAAGAATGAGAGTTCTTTGGGGGTGTCAGTAGGCTTAGTTAGAAGATTCTAACATAATCCTCTTCTGTCTGTGTTAAACAGGGGGAGGGGGGTTGTAGTAGGATAGTTAGAAGATTAAGATAAACTATACTCTTCTTCTTTCTTAGCTTTATACTCACTTAGAATATGATAAGCCTTTAGTTCTGTTTCTACTACACAGTATTCTAGTTGATACTCTCTAGTAGACATACTTGAAAGGTCTTCTAGTACTCCTTCCCAGTAGCCTTGTTCTTTACCAAAGCCAAAGAAAGGTCGTCCTAGACTAATCCATACTTGAGGAACATAGCCTTTTGATACTTTTACTACTCTGGTTTTCATTGTTGCATCCTTTTGTTGTAGTCTACATAGTCTTCTAACCAACGATAATTTTTAGTAAAGACTTGTCCAGTAGCTTGACTACGTACTTCTACTCCTCCTCGTCCTTTAAATCTAAGTACTACAGCAGGAAAACCTGTATCAAGGTTAACTACTAGTTGACCATGACGAAATGGACCTTTTCTCTTCATACTAGTGCCTCCAGACGGTTATAAACAGGCATAGGTACATCTTGTTGTACTTTACGCTCCCAGCGGTCTTTTGCTAGACTACGCACATTGTCTCCTACCTCGTAGTCGTAGACATAGTCGTTGTCAAACCAGGTTACCTTTACTTTATCTACAGTAATACGAGCCCACTTGTTACGAGTCTTATGCTTGTACCAACCTTGATCACAGTAGAAATGACGGTTGTTACGGTTTGTTACAACAATATCGCTCATAGACCTAGTTCCTTCTTTAGTTTTTCATATTGGTTAAGTTTGTAATTTAACTGACTCTGCTCCGCTTTCTTCTTGCGTAGAGCACACTCTTCTGCTGTTTCCAGTCGATAAAAGACCCAGTTATGATTACAAGCTCTTTCATCATAAGGGTCGTCAAAGTCTAAACTATAGTAAACACCATCACAACCTTCAGTCTTCTTTGCTTCTACGTCGATACGAGAACAGTAGAGACTTAACTCACTAGCTGACATAGACTCAGGAGTAAAGCTTACTCGTTTAAGTTCGATTTTACTCGACATTCCATCCATCCTTTGTTGTGTAGTAAACAGTAGGTATAAAAAAGGCTTCAATCGCCTTCTGACAACCTACACAGGGTTTAGAGTTACTCAACGAACCATCCTTACAAACTCTTGCTACGTACAGTGTAGAGTGCTTTAAAACAGTTGTACCATAGCGACGTATAGCACGAGTTATACAGTCGATTTCAGCATGCAACTCTACTGCTTCAGGATGCTTACAATACCGTTTCATCATTGGATGAGTTTTGTATTGGTTAACTCCTGTTGCTAACAATCGGCCTTTATAGTACAACGCAGCTGCATGCTTCGATCGATAGACAGGTGGTGTTGCTATTGCTAGCGCTACAGTCTTTATTTTTTCTTTTCCCACAATCGACCTGCTTCAAAAGCTTCTTTAAAGGTTTGACGAACACTATAGTCTTGTTCTGCAGGTTGTCCCTGCCACTCGTCAAAGGCTTTCTCCCAGTCTGCTTTACAGTTACGTAGTTTCATATTCGGACCAGAATAGTAGTCTCCGTCTTCCTTTTTAGTGAAAGACCAGATGACTCCATTCCACCATTCTACTATAACACGGTTGTTAGACGCTGTACCAATTAGCGTTACACGAGTGTCATTAATACTATCTCCAAAAGCTTCTAGTGGTTTTTTCAAGTCGATCATTTCTTAGCTCCTGCTTCATAGCCTTTTCTAAAGATAGTCTCTTCTGTGTAGTCAAAGTTAGGAGCTTTATTCAGGTAGTATCGGTCAAAAGCTACTTCCCAAGGCTCTTTGACGTTGCGAATACAACCTACTCCGTTGATATGCCCTGTTGTTGCATCTGCACGATAGATAAGACTAGCAAAAGAGGATTCTACAATTGCTTGTCTACCATTAAGACTCCAACCTACAAAGTGCAGTTTTACAGAGGGGTCGGTGACTAGCTCAATAGGACGGTGCCAGTTAATCGGCATAGTAAGTTCCTTCTGGTAAGCCGAGAGCTGTTAGAGCTTCTCGAAGCTGTTGGTTTGACATTTCTACTACTTCATATCGTTCATACTCTTCATTCCATTGTCGTACAAAGACACCGTCTTCATCGAGAATCCACTCGATGTCTTCTAGCTGACCTTCATCGTCTAGGACAGTTACTACAGAGGCTTTGAATACGTGTTCTACTGTAAAGGTCATTTACGTACCGTTCCATACCAGTATAGACCTTCTTTATATACTAAGCCTACTGTTGACCAGCCTAGAGACTGTAGTCGAGCTAACTCTGCGAGTAACTTAGACTCAGAGAAAGCTCGTAGTGTTTGTTGGATCATTTTGACCTCAGTTAGCCATGATAAAAAAAGTTAAGTGTAGTAGAAGCCCCCCGAAGGGGGCTAATACGCCAAGCAGCAGCCTACTACTATACTACCCCCTAGCGCAATTAAAAAACCAGAGGGTAGTAAAAATAAGAAGAATAGGAAACCACCTATGATACCATTAGTAGTTCCTAACTTAAGACCTACTCTTCCGTGAATGATTACCCAGAAGATACTGAACAGCAGGATAGAGCTTGCTAACATTTTTCTTGTATCCAAAGAAGAGAAATTGAAGAGTCAGCCTAGTTCCTAACCATGAAGTTAGAATAACTAGAAAAGCTTCTGTCATCTTTCCTCCTCTTCTTTATACATTAGATACAAAATAAAAGCAGAAGCCGCAAGCATAAACAAGATTTCAAGTGCGGTAAGCATTTAGTTTTTCTCCTGTAAAGGCAAGAAACACCCGATTAAGAAAATAGTAAAAAGTACTAGCATAGTTTTTCTCCTTACACAAGGGTTGGGGCAGTGAAGCCTGGATAGTAAACAGCAACTCGTTTAGCTGCTTTCTTCAGCAACTCATTTACCGAAGCTACTTCTTGAACACTCATTGTAGGCCTTTCATCGTAGTAACGAAGTACCTCATAAAAGTAATCAAGTTGGTATTTTTTAACTTCTTCACGAAGTTTGTTAAACTTGTAAACTCGTTCATACCATTCATGAGCAGCTACTACGATACCGATTACAACAAGAGTTACAAAGGTTGCAGTCCACATTTCAATCTCCTTTTAAGGGTTAAGTAAGCAGTTTCTCACTTGCTTAGGTGATGTCGTGGTTATACTCAATAGCTCCTTATCCACACTATTGAGAACTCCGCATGCTCCCGGAGTAACGAGCTAGCCTCTGTAGTTGCTAGCGAACGCAGTTTCATTTGTTTTGTGGTATATTTATACACCCCCACTAGGGTGTTTCCTTAATAAGAACGTCTACCTGAAAAAGGCTTTAAACCAGCTGCTACATCATATAGCATCTGGTAAGCTACGTCAGTTGACGCGTAGTAGCACTCAGGCCAGCAAAAGCCAGCCTGAATTTTTCTGTTACAGACAAACTGTCCAAACCTTAGAGTTGACCGAAGACTTGAATCGCTAGACCAAGTGTTCCAGAGCGTTCTAAGCTCTTCAGTTGTGAGTTCCATTTCTTTTTGACTCCCTTTATTCTAAACACAATAACAAGATCAGCTTCTCTCAGCCGATGCTTCCAACCGTGTTCAGTTACAAGTAGCTCATAGGTGACCCAAGAAACTTCAAGAAGTTTACCTGAGTCCAGTTGTGCGTAGTATCTCATTCTTAGCTCAACAATTTTATGGGCTCAGGAGTATAATCTTTTTCAATAGCAGCAACACAAAGACGACCGTAGTTGCTTAACTCTTCTTTTGAAAGAGTTTTGAGTTCATCGTGTCGAACTACTTTACCCGTGCTAGCGTGAACGACTTTAGCTTCAGAGTTGATCGCGAACATTTTGTTCTCCTGTGAGGGGTTGATGTTGAGCAGTTTAAAGACTTGCTTAGGTCTTAGCCTCAAGAAATACGGTTTAGCTCTTCTTCAGCCAACCATAGCTCTTCTCTTGCACTTTGAACGGCTTCTTGCAAAGCATCGTCTTCAGGGGCAGATTCGAGTGTGTCTTCACTAAGAAAATAAGCAGCTTGCTCGGCGAGCAGCAACTTTGTCTTAGCATGAGCAACACTCTCTTCGTACCATTTCTTTTCAAAGTATCCGCAAGCTTGATTAAGCTCGGCATCTACGGAAAAGAGGTTACGAATGAACTTCAGCATGGGGTCCTCCTGATTGCTGAGTGGGTGAGCAGTTAGTCGCTTGCTCAGGCCAAGACGTTAAAGCGTCATTACGAGGTGATATACTGCAGCACCATCGAGGGTTGCTGTCACATCTTCATGCAGCTGAAGAGCTTCTTTCAAAGCTTCTTCTTTGTTAGCCGACATGAAGTAGTCACTCGTCATAAAACCGTTTTCACCATCGTCGGTAGTGAAAGCCAGTTTGACTAGGTACGGCATCGCTCTCATTAGAGCCTCCTTGGTTCAGGGTTGATAAGCAGTTTCTCACTTGCTTAGGTGATGTCGTGGCTATATCCTACAGTTCCTTATCCACACTGTAGAAACCCGTCCTGCTCCTCGGGTAAGCGAGCCAGCCCCTAGAAAGCTCTGGCATGGATTCTCATTAGACTTGATTTAGTCTTTTGATTATTCATCATTATAGATACGTACTTTTCCTCACTTTTTAAACACAATTTTTAGGAATACAAATGACCAAAACAAGAACTCGTGTCCGTTCGAATCAAGCTCGTCCCTTAGTAGATAAGGCAGTTCACATTCAACCTAAAACTCAGACTCAAGATCGATTGTTAAGAGCAGTAGAGAGCAGTCAGTTAGTTGTTACTATAGGACCTGCTGGTGTCGGTAAGACTTACTGTGCAGTAAATGCAGCTGTAAACTTACTTGTACAAGGACGTGTAAAGAAACTTGTTTTAGTTCGTGCTAATATTCCTACAGGAAAAACCCTTGGTTCTTTTCCCGGAGACATTTATGATAAGCTTGGGCCTTGGTTGGCTCCAATGACTAGTGAGATTAAGAAAAGACTTGGTGCTAATGACTACGACGCTAAACGTCACTCAGGACAGATTGAGTTTCATCCTCTAGAAACTATTCGTGGTGCTAGTTTCGAAGATACAATTATTCTTGTTGATGAGTCTCAGAATTTAACTTATGAAGAAGTGAAAGCAATTACTACACGTATCGGTGAAGGCTCTAAGATGATTCTCATGGGTGATCCGATGCAGCGTGATACACGTGACTCAGGACTTGTGGAATTTAAGAAGATTATTAATAAATATAATTTAGAAGTACCTGTGATTGAGTTCACAGTTGAAGATATTGTTCGTTCAGATCTTGTTGCGTCTCTTGTAAAAGCTTATCTTTTTCATGAAAAACACACAACTCTCTGACCTTTTGAAAAATAAGCAAAAAAATTAAACAACTTATTTCAACATGAAATGACAAAAATAAAGGACAACAAACTATGGCTAGAAATCAAGAAGCAGTACAAGTGCCAGTTGGCGTGTGGACTGAACTAACAGGTGGCGATGCTACTAAAATTACTTGGCAAATTGTAACTAATGAAGAGAAACTAAATGGTGTATTTCTTCGCGTAACTTCAAATACAGTAGCCCCTACTGAACAGTATGGTTTGCACTTTAGTACTTGGGATGATCCAGAAATTAATCGCACTGTTACTGATTACCAAGCAGGGTTTTCAGGTGCTAAGCGTGTTTGGGCAAAAGCTATCAAAGAAGCTGTAGTAGTACTAGTATCAGACGATTCTGTATAAGGAATAACAAATGACTCAAATACCTACCCTTACTTCCAAGACTAGTGTTGGTACTCCAACATACGAATACGAATCAATGGTACGTATTTGGAAGAGATGCCGTGCTATCCTCAATGGAGAATTATATGCTAAAGAACACGATCGCTATCTTGATGCTGTTAATTATACCAACATTCTTGTGCCATTCAGTCCCCGTATGTCAGCGGAGCAATATCGGTGGTATGTTGCAGAGGCCGAACTACCTGGACTAACCTCTCAGTATGCTAAGATTCTTACTGGTGGTCTGCTAAGAAAGAATCCCGAGATTACTTTCCCTGAGTCTGTTCCTGAAGAGGCTATGTCTTGGATTCGTAATCGTTTCACTGAAGACGGTCGTCCACTTATCGCTTTCCTTGACGCAGCTATTTGGGAAGAGCTTTCTACTTCTCGTGGTTGGGTCTCAGTAGATTTTCCGGTAGTACCTAGCTACACAGAGTTAGACCCTGAACAAAAACAAATGATTGCGCCTTATCCTGTTCTTTGGAGAGCTGAGGATGTTATTAACTGGCAGACAGGTATCGATCGTACTACAGGTCGTCCAACTCTTACTCGAGTTGTTTTCCGTTACATTGGTAGAACCTACAAAGACTCAGAGTGGCATCCTAACCTTGATATCGTTGCAGTAGATCATTATCTTGACGAAGCAGGCATCTACAGAGTACAATACTATAAAAAAGAAGGTGAAGCTACAGTAGATTTAATCAACGGTGATCTAAAGATGACTCAGCTTTTTGGTACTGAGCTCTTTTCAAATGACCACTGGATTGCAAACGGTGAACCTATCACTCCACTTATGGGTGGCGAGCCTATGACGCAGCTTCCTATCTTCCCTCTTAATGGTGAAGTAACACTCGAAGCTCCTATGCTAACTCCTCTTATTGACAAAGAGATTGCTCTCTACAATAAGGTATCTCGTCGTAACCACTTAATGTATGGTGCTAGTACCTTTACTCCTGTAGTTTTCTCAGACATGAGTACTGAAGACTTCCAACAAGTAGTCAATGCTGGTCTTGGATCTTGGATTAAACTAGGTTCAGGCGACAAGATTGATGCTTTCCGTACTCCAACAGACGCTTTAGCAGACATGGATCGTGCTATTGAAGGCGCTATCACAGAGATGGCTCGTATGGGTGTTCGTATTCTTGCACCTGAAGGTGATCAGTCAGGTGTTGCTCTAGAAATCCGTAACTCAAGCCTTACAGCACAACTCGGTCTACTTAACAACAAACTTTCGGCTACAATGGGAGAAGTTCTTAAGCTAATGCTCAAGTGGCGTTACGGTAAGGATCTAGACGTAGAAGAACTAAAATTCAAGCTATCAGCTGACTTTAACCCTACACCACTAGGCTCAGAGTGGGCTCGTTTAGCCACAGAGTGGTACCAGAACCGCTTGATTCCTCGTTCTGTATGGCTTGGTGTAGCTAAACAACACGATATCATCCCGGCTGACTATGATGATGCTATGGGAATAGAAGAGATTGGTCAAGACCCATTGATTCAAGACAACTCTAATATGGAAATTGAGGAAGCTGTATAATGTTTTTAGCAGTAATTTTAGTTTGTGTTACAGCAGAAGCACAATCTTGTCAGTTATATTACAATACAGAAGAAATATTTGTTACGGAAACAGAGTGTAAACAAGATCTAGAAAGAACTATTGAGTTAAATTCAACTCAGCCTTATTACAGTATTAATACTACTTGTCTACCTCTTCCTGGTGAATCAGCATAATGCCTCTCAAAAAAGGTTACTCACAAAAGACAGTTTCTTCTAATATTCGTAAGGAAAAGAAGTCTGGTCGATCACAAAAACAAGCTGTAGCTATCGCATTGTCGGTAGCTGCAGAAGTTAAAAAGAAAAGAAAATCTAAAAAATAACTCTCCTCAATGAAGGATTCAAACAACACAACCCAGCTGAGGCTCGGTTAGAGGAGACACACACACATGGCACGCAGTAGAATTACTTCTGCTTCCCAAGATCTTATCTCTGATAATGGAGCAGTCTTAGCAAGTATTGTTGATGGTGAACAAATTCAGTTAGATGTAACGTTAAATTGGGTAACTAACCTTAGTGGTTATCAGTTAAAAGTTACTGTAATTGAAGCTCTAAATACTGGTGACGGTAAAATACCTACTGCTGTACAGCCTAGTGGTGTTATTACTCAACTACCTATTTTAGACGCCACTATAACCGACAATACTTTTAAGATTGTTTTCCCAGAGAATTTAATTGCTACTTGGACTACACAACCTTCTCCAGATAAACCTGTTTATGGGTATATTGAGTTAGAAGTTAAGGATACAGGAACAGGAAACCTTCAACAGATTTGGAAACCTCTTAGAGGACTAGTAGAAGTCTTGTACTCTCCAACGGAGTTCTAAGATGACATACAAATTAAGTACTAAAGGTAACAAACTAGAGATTAGTTTAAATAAAAGCGAGTTCGTTACAGAAGTTGACAAGCTAGAGTATGCTGTCTCACTTGCTAGAACAGGTGGACAAGGCTCAAAAGGAGACTCTATTACTAATGCTTACATCAATGAAGATGAAGACTTAATTGTAGAAATTACAACTTCTGCAGGAACTATAACTACACTTAACGCAGGTAACTTATTAGAAAACTTTCAATTAAGTGACTTAATCGATGTAGTTATTACTAATCTTACAAACAACGACTATCTAGCTTATGATGCTACTACCCAAACTTATAAGAATTACCAATTAACTACTACTAGAATGACTGATGTTGATAATACTAATCGACAAAATGGAGCATTACTGGTTTTTAACGGTATCACTAATAAGTATGTAGCTACAAATCAGCTAAATAATCCTGACACGCTAATTATTGGAGGAACCTTCTAATGGCGACTAAAATTATTCTTAAAAAATCTAACACAGCAGGTGCAATACCTTTAACAACTGATCTAGAAATTGGTGAAGTAGCACTTAACCTTGCTGATCGTAAGCTTTATACTAAAAACAATTCTAACGCTGTAGTCCCAATTGGCTCTGCCTTTGTAAATGCTACAGCTCCTAGCGCACCTGCAGAAGGTGATCTTTGGTATGACTCAGATAACGATCTTTTAAAATCTTATAATGGTACTGCTTGGTCAGCTGCTGGATATACTACACTAACTGCTTTGGCAGACGTTACCATTACTTCTGTAGCTACTGGTGAAGTTCTAAAGTATGACGGAACTTCTTCTAAGTGGATCAATAATACTCTTGCAGAAGCTGGTATTAGTGCCGTTGGACATACACATGTTTCAACTGACATTACAGATTTTGCTGAAGCAGTACAAGATATTATTGGTGTAGACGTTATTGCTGGTACAGGTATTTCAGTAGCATATAACGACACTACTGGTAAAACTACTGTCACTAACTCTTCTATTTATACTCATCCAACACAAACAGCTATTGCCGTAGACGCTACTAACAATGGTACTAATGTTATTGACAGCGTTACAGTTAATACGCTAGGGCATGTTACTGCTGTAACAACTCGTGATCTTTCTGCTGCTACAACTTCTGCAGCTGGGGTAATGAGTGCAGCTGATAAAACAAAACTAGATGGTATTGCTACAGGTGCAGAAGTAAATCAAAATGCTTTTAGCTCTGTAATTGTTGCTGGTCAAACTACAGTAGAAGCAGATGCAAAGACTGACGCTTTAACTTTAGCAGCAGGTACTGGTATTTCTATTGCAACCAACGCTACTACAGATACTATTACTATTACTAACACAGCTCCTAACCAGACAGTTTCAATTGCTTCTGGTAGTGGTATTACCGTTTCAGGTACTTATCCTAGCTTTACTGTAGATCATACAGATACCTCTTCACAAGCTTCTGTAGATAACTCTGGTGCAACTGTAATCCAAGATGTCACTTTAGATAGCTTTGGTCATATTACAGGTTTAGCTTCTGTAGCTATTACTCCTGCTCTCATTGGTGCAGCTACCTCTGCTCACAACCATACTCTAGACTCTCTTTCTAACGTTACTATTACCAGTAATGCTAACGGTGAAATTCTACGTTGGAATGGTACTGCTTGGGTTAACAACACTCTTGCAGAAGCTGGCATTCTAACTGCTGAAGCAGATACCCTTGCTACCGTAACTGGTCGTGGTGCAACTACTGCAACTGCAGTTACACTAACTAATGCTACAGCTTCTACAGGTACTACTTCAGGTGCACTAATTGTAACTGGTGGTGTAGGTGTTGGTGGAAACCTTAACGTTGGTGGCAATACTATTATTACAGGTAACCTAACCGTTAACGGTACTACTACTACTGTAAACTCTAACACTGTTAACATTGGCGACAATATTATCATTCTAAATGCTGATGAAACAGGTGCTGCTAGCCAAAATGCTGGTTTTGAAGTAGAGCGTGGTACTGATACTAACGTACAGTTTATCTGGAATGAAGCTAATGATGCTTGGGATATGGGCGATTGGCCATTACAAAACGTTAAACTAGACGGCGGTTCTTACTAATTGACAGAAAGGTGTCATCTATATGGCTACTAAAATTATTCACAAAAAGTCTAGTGTTACTGAGAAAGTTCCACTAACTACAGACTTAGAAGTCGGCGAGCTTGCTATCAACCTTGCCGATAAAAAACTCTTTACAAAAGATACTGGTAACAGTATTATTTCTTTAGGTAATACAGAAGAACAAAAACTACCTATTAAGGCAGACGTAGCTTTAGCTAAAGGAGATTTTTTGTATGCTACTGGAACAGTAGGAGCTTCTGGTAAAATTACAGTTAACAAGTTTATTGCTAACAATACTATTGAAGAACTTTATACTGTTGGTGTAGCAGAAAAAGATTTTGCTGTTGGAGATACTGGTTTTGCTGTTAGTTTTGGTGAAATCAAAAATATTAACACTACTGGCAGTACAGTAAGTGAAACTTGGATAGATGGGACAATTCTTTATAGCTCAGCTACTACCTCAGGTAAGCTAACAAATGTAAAACCTACTGCACCTAACCAAAGTATTTCTGTTGCGATAGTTGTTCGTGCTCATGCTACGACAGGTATACTATTTGTACGGCCTATTGCTGGTTTTCACTTAGATGAGCTTCATGATGTTTCTTCCATTACTCCTACTAATGGTCAACCTTTAACTTGGAATTCTACTACTTCTGTATGGAATCCAAGTAGCACTATTACAGCGTCTACTACAGGCTCCGCTGCAACCCTTACTACTCCTCGTACTATTGCTATCAGTGGTGATGTAACAGGTACAGCTACTAGCTTTGATGGTAGTGCTAACATTTCAATTTCTTCAGCTATTACTGCTGGGGCTATTGTAAACGCAGACATTAATGCTAGTGCGGCTATTGCTGACACTAAGCTAGCTACTATTTCAACTGCTGGTAAAGTTTCTAACTCAGCTACAACTGCAACAAACGCAAACACAGCTAGTGCTATTGTTGCTCGTGATGCTTCTGGTAACTTTTCAGCTGGAACAGTTACAGCAGCGTTAAGTGGTAATGCTACTACTGCTACTACTTGGCAAACAGCTAGAAACCTTACTGTAGGTAACACAGCTAAGTCAGTTAATGGCTCTGTTAACGTAGCTTGGAGCTTAACCGAAATTGGTGCAGAAGCAGAACAAACTTCTGGTGTTCCAAGAGCTAACTTAGGTACTCCTACAGTTCGGGAAGCTGCTCTGTTCGATGCACAGTTTACAAATAAAACCGATAGATTTAACATTGCTAATATTTGGGTAGAAACTTCTACAGACAATGTGACTTGGACGGATACTGCTGCAAGTGATGTAAACAAACGTAGGTTAGTTGGCGGGGATGTTAGTTTATCAGGTATTGTTATTCCTTATAACACACCTTACTTCCGTATTAGATTTCGTGCTACTAGTTATGTTTATCTCAATTCTTTTTATTCATACTTTTCAGGAGGAGGTCACAGTACTTCTGTACAAGTATTTAAAAAACATGATAGTGGTGCTTGGACTCAACATACTAGCTCTACAGCTCAAGTGGCTGGTCAACCTGGTCATATTTATTTACCGTTTAGTACTATTCCTTTTCATCCAACAGGTACACTCGGAACTCATTTTCATGAAGTTTATGTGTTATTTACACCAACTTGGAATGGAAGTTTTCCTAGTAATAACATCGCTATATACAACAATCAATGGTGGGGTGGTTATCCTACAGGAAGAAGAAACGTATACTCTACAGACGAATTTGGTAATGTAGACTTCCCAGCAGCTATCGGAGCAGCAAATGGTACAGCAGCAGAACCAGCCTATGACTTTACTTCGGATACTAACACTGGAATGTATCTTGCTAGTGCAGATACTCTTGGTTTTGCTACAAACGGTACTGCAGCTGCCCAATTTACTTCCGCAGGTAACCTTCGTCTATTCAATACTGCAGGCACCTTCTACTCAGAGTTTTCTAATCAACCTACTGCAAACAGAACTATCACAATTCCAGATGGAAACGTGACTTTAACTGCTGGAACAATGGCAACAACTACTGATGTAGCTGCTAAAGTTTCTTCAGTAACAGGTACTGCTCCTATTGTTAGTTCAGGAGGCATAACTCCTGCTATTTCTATTAGTGCCGCTACAACTTCTGCGGCAGGTTCTATGAGTGCAGCTGATAAAACAAAGCTAGATGGTATTGCAGCAGGTGCTCAAGTTAACGTAGCAACTAATATCTCTCAAGGAACAAGAACAACTACTACTGTCCCTATTACCTCAAGTACAGGAACAGGAGCTACACTTGATATTGCTACAACTAGCTTAGCCGGAGTTATGTCTTCAGCAGATAAAACAAAGCTAGACGGTATTGCAGCTAATGCTAATAACTACGTACTTCCTTTTGCTTCTACAACTGTTACTGGTGGTGGAAGGGTATTCAGTGATACTGTGCAATCAGTTGCAGCTAATGCCGTTTCTTCTACAGCTTCTCGTACTTATGGTACTCAACCTAATGCAGCTGCTCAACTTGTAGTTAACGTTCCTTGGACTGATACTGTTTATACACTTCCAGCTGCAACTTCAACTGCACTAGGTGGTGTAGAGTTGTTTAGTGACACAGTTCAAACTACAGCTGCTAACGCTGTAACTACAACTGCTAGCAGAACCTATGGCATTCAAGTTAACGCTGCAGGTCAAGCTGTAGTTAACGTACCTTGGACAGATGCTAACTGGTATCCTACAGCTTATAGCTGGACAGATGGAACTACAGCAGGGCCTACAGGCTCACTAACTGGTGCAGGTATGACTGCTGTTAGCTTTGGAGCTATCCCTAGTGCTTCAGACACAGCTTCAGGTATCGTAACTACAGGTACTCAAACTTTTGCTGGTGCGAAAACTTTTACTACAGTTACAGCTACAGACTTTAACACTACTTCAGATGTTAGCCTAAAAGAAAACATTGAGGCTATTACTAGCCCATTAGCAATTGTAACCCGACTAAGAGGTGTTTCTTTTAACTGGAAAGAAGATAATCGTGCAGCTATTGGCTTGATTGCTCAAGAAGTAGAAAAGGTTTTACCAGAAGTAGTCACTGAAAGAGAAAACGGTACTAAAGCAGTAGCTTATGCTAACCTTGTTGCTGTGCTAATTGAAGCAGTAAAAGAACTAAAAGAAGAAATCGAACTATTAAAGGCTAAAGCCGAGTAACTCTAGAAAGGAGATATGAAGATGGCAATTCAAGTTGGAGGTACTACTGTAATCGGAAACAGTCGTAGCCTCGAAAATATCGCATCAGTAGATTCTGCTACTACTACAGTTCTAACTACTGCTATGACAGGTAAGCAGACTGCTGATGCTACACTAACAGCACTTGCAGGTTTAGACACTACAGCAGGTTTAGTTGCACAAACAGGAACAGATACCTTTACTAAGCGTACACTTGCTGCAGGTACAGGAGTTACTGTTACAAATGGCAATGGATCAGCAGGAAATCCCACTGTATCTTTAGGTGTAACTACCCTTGGCGTTTCTGAAGCTAGTAAAGCAGTTACTGCTGCGGCTGATGGAACCGTAACCTTTTCAAGTGCTATTAAAGAAACCGTATTTACTCTTGCAGGTACAGCTCTAGATCCTAATAATGGAACTATCCAACTTATAACTCTTACTGCTAGTCGCACACTGACTGACTCTATTCTTGCAGGTGAAAGTATGACAGTAATGATTGACGATGGTACTAACTTTACAATAACTTGGCCTACTATGACATGGGTTAACAACGGTAGAGTTGCGCCTACTCTCGCAACCACTGGCTATACTGTAGTAGCACTCTGGAAAGTTAGTACAACACTTTATGGTGCATTAGTAGGGAATGGTACATAATGTTTACAACTAAACATTTACTAGGTGCAGATACTGGGGGTAGCAAAAACAGAGGTATCTTTGGTGGTGGTGCTATTAACTCTTCAAGCACTTACTACAACACCATGGATTATATCACTATTTCTACTCTAGGTAACGCTGTTGATTTTGGTGATTTAACTTCGGCTAGATATGGAACTGCTGCAACTTCTAGTGGCTCAAGGGGAGTCTTTGGCGGTGGTCAAACCAATGCTTCTAGTAGATCTAACGTAATAGAATACATTACGATTGTAACTACAGGAAACTCTATTGACTTTGGAGACTTGACTGTTTCTAGAGCTGGTCTCGGGGCAACCTCTGATGGCTCAAGGGGTGTTTTTGGTGGAGGTTTTACCTCAAATAGCAGTAACGTAATAGACTACATTACGATTGCAACTACAGGTAATGCTACTGACCTGGGAGACTTAACGGTTGCTAGACATGACATTACTGCCACATCAAATGGGTCTAGAGGTGTCTTTGGTGGTGGACAAGAAGGTTTCTTCGCGACGGGCCGAACAAACACAATAGACTATAAAACTATTGCTACAACAGGTAACGCTACTGACTTTGGAGACTTGACTCTTAATCTATCACAACTCGCGGCCACATCAAATGGGCCTAGAGGTGTTTTTGGTGGTGGAAACAACATTTCCAACTCTGCTGTAAACACAATAGCCTACATTACGATTGCAACTGCAGGTAACGCTATTGATTTTGGAGACTTGACTCAAAGAAGAAACTTTGTGGCTGCAACTTCTAATGGCTCAAGGGGAGTCTTTGGAGGTGGGTATCAACCTGATGTGGTTGAAGCAGTGGTTAATGCTATTGACTATATCACAATTTCCACTACAGGTAACGCTACTGACTTTGGGGACTTAACGGTTGCTAGACAGGCTCTTGCCGCTCTTTCAGGTTTTACGGGTGCTTAAATGAGTAATATTGTAACTAAAACAGTAACTCTTCCTGCTACTACTTCGGTAAATGCTGCAGTGCTAGCAAAAGTCTCAGAACGTATGCCAGAACTTGTAGAAAAAACTAAAGCTTTTGATAGAAGTAATAGTCAGTCTACTCTTCAAATGATGACGCTTACCATGATGAATGGTCAGTCGCCTATGAGAATGTTAAGACAAATTTTAGCAGAAGTAGAAAAACGAAAAATGGCTTTAGCAGAAGCTCAGTTAAGTCATGCTAAACTTGTAACCGAAATTGAAGAACTTTCCAGTAAACCCTACAGCTTAGTAAATGAGGCTGAGCTGAGACTCAAAAATATCAGTCTAGACTTGCTAGAAAATAAAGTAAACGGTGCTTTCAAAGATATCGCTTCTTTAGCAGACGCTTACGATGCAATCAAAACTAAGAATAATATTTTAGATTGGGATGAATCTACTTTTGAAGCTGAAGAAAAACAACATCATGTACGTAGAGGCTTTGAGTTACTGTACCATAATCTAGTAGAATGTTCTAGAGCTAAAGAAGCAACTATTGAATACTTACAACAGTATGGTGTTCATGTTCAAATTGCTTTAGCAGAAGTTTCAGGTTATATTAATTACACTAATGAGCGTATCAAAAATCAAGAAATTTTTTCTAGTGCAGATTTAGAAGAATTCTTAGATGCAATGGCTGCAAAGTATTCCTCTTTTGCTGATGAAATCTCTGAAAGAATCTTTGGTAAAGTTGAAATGACTAACAAAGAGTATATGATGCTCACTTCTGATAAAAATCAAGATAAGGAAGATTAATCTATGAGTTATGTTAAAGTAGAAAATGGAGAAGTGGTATCATACCCTTACTCTTTATACCAGCTAAAACAAGACAACCCTAACACCTCTTTTCCAGAATCAATTAGTAGTAGTATCCTACTAGAGTATGGTGTACTTGAAGTCGTTCACTTACCACAACCCGGTTATGACTATCTTACTGAAAAACTAACTGAAGAAACTGAAGTTACCCTAGTAAATGGGTCATGGTGCGTTGGTTGGTCTGTGGTAGCTCTAACTAAAGAAGAAAAAGTAGAGCTAAAGATTAATCAAGAGAATCAACGTAGTATTGCCTATGCTACTGAAGCTGATCCTTTGTTTTTTCAATGGCAGGCAGAAGAAGCTACAAAAGAAGAATGGCTAGCAAAACGTCAAGAAATTCGTGATCGCTATCCTTATCCTGAAGAAATTTAATAGGAGAACTCAATGAGTCTAACCCAAGACCTATTCGACAGGCAGATTGAGCACATGCTCACTATGCGTCGTTATCAAGAAGCGGCTAACCTTCTCATCGACAGAGCTTCAACTCGTCATCGTGGGCTACTGAAAAAAATCTTAGGAAAAGACTTAAAAGATCGTTTATCCCTAGAGCGTGAGGTAACTCGACATGTTCAAGAACTTTATGCTCTAGGCTCTAACTCTGTTTCTGATTTAATCGGAGCAGAATTGGACTTTCAAACAAACAATCTAAGACGTTCTGTTGGAGACTTTTACAGTGTCCAATCAGTTAACCGTGGACAGCTGTCTAGAGATATTATTAGCCAGCCTTTAAAGCTTTTTAACGAAACTAAGAATCACCCTACTCTTGCTAAGAGCTTTGAGAACATTGGTGGCTCTGAGTTGACAAGAATTAACTTGACTATTCGTAAAGGCATTGCTTCAGGTGAAGTAGAAGAAGATATCGTAAAGAAGGTACTTCAAACTACTAAATTGACAGATAACCAAGCTAAAACACTAGTCACTACCCACATGACTCAAGCTGACAACATTGTTAAACAAAAAGTATTTGAGGCTAACAAAGAAGTTTATTCTGGTTATGTCTTTACAGCTATTCTTGACTCACGTACTAGTGAGATTTGTTCTCGCTATGATAACTTATTCCAAAGTAATGACAACTTGAAAGTGCGTCCTCCGCTACACTGGCGTTGTCGTTCTGTTTTAGTTCCTGTGTTAAAAGGTAAAAAAGAAATACTTGCTAGCACTTCTGATCGAGTAAACAAAACTGCTTTAGCTGCAGTTGCTGATAACAAGCTTACAGGAGCATTACCTCTAAAAGAAACCTTTGCTGATTGGTTGTTACGTCAACCTATGGCTACAAAGCTAGATAAACTAGGTTCTGAAGAGAAAGTAGCTTTATTTGAAAATGGTGCTTTATCTCTAACTGATTTCTTTAGTAACTTAGGTTCTCCGCTTGATATTAGCGCAGTTAGACTAAAAGATAACTTACTAACTTTATTTGGCCCAATTACAATGAAAGGGAAAGACCCGCAAGCTGCCTTCGTAGATGTTGCTCGCCCTTTCCAGTTAGTACGTTCTAAGCAAGCACAAAAAGATCTTGCAGACTTAATCGTAGCAGATTCTACAAATAGCAATTCTTCAATCAGCTTAACTGACTATCGAGGTACTTCACTTGCTGGTAAGCGTGGTGTAAGAACCGCTTCTAACAATGAATTTGATCCTCGTAATAACACCTTCGACCCCTTTACAGGTGAGAGCCGTTCTACTCTTTACTATGATCCAGATTTTACTTTGTTGAGAGAACGTGTAGACTACATGAAAGAGTCTAAGCTACTTGATCGTAATCAAAAGCAATTTATTGAAGACTTTACAAACTCTCTTGAAGATCGAGTATCAGTAAATCAACAAACAGTAGTAGTTGAAAATCTGCGTGTGTTATTTGAACGTTACCAAAAGAATCCAGTTCCTTGGGAAA